ACACGCGCACCAAGCTCGGCAGCATCCACTCCACGGTGTCGGCAACGTCAGTCGCAACGATGCTCGACCGGTCCGGCACGGCCGGCGGGGAAAGCTCGCCCTCGGCCTCAGCCCGGTAGAACTGCAGGTTGCGCAGGCGCTTGAGGGCGATTTCGCTGTCCGGTGCGCCGAGAGCCTGGCGGAGCTCCTTATGCAGCAGCGCGGCAAGCTCGGGCTTGCCGTACTTTTCTTTCTTCGCCATGGGTTACGCGCGCCCGCCGCTGTTAGACGCGGGAGCAGCGCGTCGGGCTCGATGTCCACGTCGCGCGCTGCGGCCCATTTCCCGGTGGGTCACGCTCGCCGGGGGCTGCAGCATCAGCAGCCCTTGCGCTTGGGCATGGTGCCCTTGTCGCCGCGCTTCTTCGGGGTTTCCTTCTTCGTCGCCATGCAGTCCTCGCCGGAAATGAAAAAGGCCCGCCGGGTTAGGGCGGGCCTCGAAGGCTTGAAGGTTTCGCGCTGGCTATGCGGCCTGCCGAGTAGGCATCCGCAGGCGCTGGCGTCTCCAGGTGCAGGCAGTGTGCCTCATTTTTGGGCAGGGTGTCAAGACCTCGCGAGCATCTGGTACAGGTTCCACCAGATCCGCAGCCCCAACAAGTGCCGCTCAGCCGACAGCCGCGCAGGCACACCCAGCAGCCGCAGCTGGTGCCCGATGGACTGCCGCCGCGGCACGTACAGCACCGACAGCACGGCGCGCTCGGAATCCGGCACCCGCACCAGCGCCCTCTGAGCGGCCACGCGCTGGGCTTGCGTCAGCGGCACGTCGGCAGGCGTGCGGCGCGATTCCAGCGCCTCGATCCCGCTCGCACGGTAGCGGCCCTCGGCGCTGCCGCACGTCCTGGCACCGCGCCCGGTGTTGGCTGCCCACCGGCCGTAGCGCGTGAGGATGTCGTCGGCCTCGTGCAGCGCTTCGGGTAGGTCGGCGGCGTAGTTTCGCACTAGCGCTCTCATCGGTTGTCGTGGAGTAGGTGGCGCTTAATGTTGTTGAGCAGCACGAACATCGGCTCTAGCCTCTCTGCTGGCGTCTGCTTGCTGATAGCGCCGGTCTGCGCAAACTCTTCATCCTTGCTCGCCTCGACAAATGCGTGCTCGATGTTCAGCTTGCGTATGTATTCCGTGCTATCGGGATCGGTGATGGCCCAATGCAGCCTGGCATATCCAGTTACCTTCTCGCCGCTGTCGAACTCGAACACCAATCTTGCATAACCGTGGCGCCACTCTTCGCCGTCGCAAAACACTTGGACTGACTTCATGCGATGCGGCCGAGGCCGGGATAGTTGATCGGGGCGCCCCAGGTCGCTGTGGGCGGCTCGTGGGCCACGCACATGAGCCCAAAAGCGTCCGCGCCGTGGCTCGACCAGTCATGCATCGGCCCCAGGCCTATGCCGCGCTCGTCGTCGCGCTTCTCCTGATACCAGGCCAGCGCCTCAAGCCCAGGCCCGCACGTCGGCTCGTGAATCCAGATGCTCGGCCACAGGCGCCTGGCCTCCTGGATGCGCGCCATCGCCGCGCCCTTGCCCTGATTCGGCACGACTGTGACCGTGTAGCCCGCCTCTCTCAGCGCACTGGCGTAGCTCACGTCGTACACCTTGTCCTGCGTGTCGCCGTCGTGCGGCAGCCAGATGTCGGTGGTCTTCGACGTATGCCCACGGGTCGCCAGCCACTGCAGATGCGCGCTCACCGGCTGGCCAACGGCTTCGTAGTAGTCCAGCACGCGAATCTGCAGCCCCACAAACTGCGCGATCCAGATGGCAAAGGCGTCGGCCTTGGCCCCGGTGCCGCCGATGTCGACGAATGCCCGCTTGCGCATGATCGGGTCAGCCGGGACTACCCCGATTCGGCCCTCTTCTCGCGCCTTGAGGATGTAGCTGGCGAAGTAAGCGCCTTCAACCACGCGGAGATAGTCGCCTTCCCAGACGTGCGGGTAGCTGCCCGGCCGCATCTCCATGTCCTCGCGGCGCTCGCGGTCGAGCTTCGCCGGGAACCTGGGGTTGTCGCGCCAGTTCACTTCGACGATCTTCATGCGCGCTGTCGCCTGCTGGCGGAAGCGCTTATCCGTCGCGCTGCCCTTGCGCTTCGGGTTCCACGTCACCCACAGCTCGGCGTGCCAGTGCTCGCCCTCTTCACGCAGCGTCGGGATGAGGATTTGCCACGCGCTCTCGGTGACGCTCTCCGCTTCGTCCACCCAGGCCAGCAGGATGCGCGCCGTTGACTTGATGCTGTCGATGTTGCGGTCGAGGCCCGCGAACACGTACCGCACCCGGCCGTCCTTGGTCTTGATGTAGGTCTCGCCCAGGTCGAAGTGGGCAGCCAGCCACGGCTCTTCCGCAATCGCGGCCTTGACCTCGGCGAATGAACTATCGGCCAGCGAGTTCTGGTACTGCCGGCCGCACAGAACCACGCCCTCAATGCCCTCTTTGGCGAAGGCGTAGGCCCGCACCGCCGACATCTTGGCAAAGCTGCGAGTCTTACCGCTGCCCCGGCCGCCGTGAGCGCCGCGCACGTCAGCCTCCCCGGCGAACACCGGGATCAACTTCGGGACGATGGCAATCTGCGCGGTGGTCACTTGGGCTGCAGCGGCACGATCTCAATTCGGGCGACGGTTTGCACCGGGCCGCCGTCAGCGCCTGTCACTTGCAGCGGCAACACCTTGCCCACCAGCGTCAGAAACGCACTGGCCGTGCGAGGGTCGGATGCGCGCTGGATCAGGTACTCGACGCCGCCGGCACCTTCGAGGGCCTGCAGCACCATCTCCTTGACTTCGCGCGTGGTCTTGTTCTTCGACCCCTTTGGACGCCCCGGCCCCGCGCCCATAGCCGCGGCGCCCGTGGGTTTGCGCTTCGTTTTTGTAACCTCGGCACCCATCCTCACACCTCCAAACAAGCCACTCGAACATTGACCCCCGGCGTCTCGGCGTACAGCTTCCGGCCGGACCACTCAACAACCTGCACATCGTCCCGCCACACCACGCCGTTCATGCCGTCGCAAACCGCCTTCAGCACGTTGTCGGCGTCGGGCTTCTTCGTCGGGCGGATGGCGCCGGCCAGGGCCTGAGCGCGTTTCTTCGCGGGCCAGCTCGCCGGCACGGTGCACAGCACGTCGAGCTCGATGCGGCAGGGTCGGTCGAACGGCACGGCGCCGCGCATGGCCTGCTGCGCGGCATGGGCGACAAGGCCTTCATAGGCCACGGTCTTAGCCGGCGTGAACATGCGGGCGTGCTGCCCCATCTTGCCGATGCGCGGGCGCCCTTTGCCCTGAGGCTCGCCGGGCACGACGAAAGCGACAACGTTCACGATCACGGCATCTCCTTCGCGGTGGCGAACGTATCCGCCAGTCTCACGCGGCGCTCGCACGCGGCCAGCACGTCAAGCTGCGCCATCGTCATCGGGTAGCCCGTGGCCTGCAGATGGCGCAAGCGGCGGGCCTGGCGCGCGGCATAGCTCACGTCGATCCCGCCCGCGTCCATGGCCTCAGCCTGCATGTCGGCCCTCGCTTCGTGGTCGGTCATTCCGCCCCCAGCACGTAAGGCGCAGCCGATCCCTGCTCGTCCACGAACCGCATCGAGGCCTCGTCGAACCACAGCTTGACGCGGCCTTCCCACGCGCCGTTGCGCTGCTTCTCCACCGTCACCATCGCGTCGGGCTCGGGCCGGCGGGCATAGTTGCCCTGGCTCAGCTCCTGCTGCTTGGCCTTGTTCGCCCAGACGGTGACGACGTTGTGGCATTGGTCGCTGATGGCGGCCGAACCCCGAAGGTCATATTTCGTCGGTGGCTTACTCTCGTCGCCGCTGGCCGGCTTGCGGCAATGCGCGATCAGGTGGACGTGCAGGCCGAACTCCTGCGCCGCGCGCACCAAGTCGGTCACGAACTGCTTTTGCTCGTCCAAGCTCTCCTCGCTGGCGCAGACCATCATCAGGCTGTCCACGAACACCTGCGAGCCCTTGAGCTCCTCGGCAAAGTACCGCAGGACGGCCATCAGCTGGTCGGGCTTGATGCGGCCGGAGTGGTCGAACAACCACAGCCGGCTGTCGGTCCACCGGCTGAAGTGCTGCAGGCTCGGCACTGCCGGCCGCTCCACCGCGAAGCACTGGCGCACCATCCGGGCCAACGTGTCGGCGGGCGACATCTCGAAGCTGCAGATCAGCACCCGCTCACGCTGGCAGCACAAATCGAGCGCGACCTGGCCCGTGAACATCGACTTTCTGTGGCCGTTGTAGCCGGCCCAAGCCGTCACCTCGCCGGGCCGAAACTCCAGGCGCTGGGCCAGCTTCGTCGAGATCATCCGCGGCCGGCGTGCGCCTTCGTCCCGCGGCGCGAACTTGGCCGCCAACAGGTCGACAAAGTTGCTCGCCGGGCGCACCTTCACGCGGGCCTCCGTCTCCCGCATGTAGGCTGAAAAATCCAGGTCATCCGGCAGCGTGTGCGCCATGCTCGGCCTCCAATGCCGCAACGCGGCGCGTAAGTTCTTCGACGTTGCCGCCGGCGTACAGCGGCATTGCGCGCCGCAAGGGGCCGTCTGTGGCGTAGCCCATGACGATGAGAGCGCCGGCTTTTTCCGCGGCCGTGCACCACGCCACCACGTCCTCGCTCTGGTGCGACTGGCCGACGACGACGACGCGCAAGCCCACCAGAAGCCGCAGGTCAGCCGTCTCCGGCCGGTCTTGCGGCCCTGGCATCAGCCAGGCCTCGTCGGCGCGCTGCCCCGGCCGTTCGTGCAGCGAGAGCACCACGCTCGACGGCGTGCGGCGGCGGCGCATCCGCATGGCGATGAGGTTGTCGGCGCCCCTCATTCGGCACCCGCGAAAATGTCGGAGCCGGCAGCCCCGGGCTTGCCGTCCTCGGCCTTGCGCCGCAGCCAGTTCCGCCAGGTCGCGGTCCAGTCGGTCTTCACGCCCTTTTGTCCCGGCAGCGCGGCCCAGTAGTCGCGGAACTTCTCCAGCTCGGCCGCAGCAACGCCGTTGCGGATGCCCAGGCTTTCGGCGAAGGCGATCTGCTCCGGCCCCGGGCTCCAGCCGGCAGGCAGACGGGTTCCGCGTTGAGGCCTGGAGGGGGGCGGCGCGGCGGCAGCCGCGACGGTTGTCGGCGCCTTCTCTTCTTCTTTTATTCCCTGTCCCTGTCCCTGTCCCTGTCCCTTGGATTCAGTGACAGTCTCTGTGACAGACGAAGGCTGGCTCTGTGACAGAGCTTGTGACTGTCTCTGTCGTGCTTCCTCTCTGGCTTTCCTCGCAGCCTCTGTCCGAGCGCGCTGCGCAAGCTTTGACTGCCACGCTTCGCGGGCTTTCGCCGCCACAGTCGGGTGGTAGAGCCGGCCGTCGTCGCACTCGACCCAGCCGCGCATGGCGCCCTTGCGAACCTTCGCCCACTCGCGCATGGCCCGGCCGTAGCCGCAGAGATTCGCCAGTTCCTCGTCATCGTTCGGCAGGCTGGCGGCTGGCTGCTGATGCCACGACGCGCACCACAGAAGGACAGCGGCTCGGAACTCGTCGCCCGAGGCTTTCGCCGTCAGACCGGAGTCGCGCAGGCGAACAACATCAAGCGGCATGAACGCGAAGTCGCGCAGGTCAACCTCCGCCGGCACTATCGGGGCTGGTCGGTCAGTCATGCCGCCCTGCCCCCTGCCGTTGCATCAGCCCACGGCCTGCACTCCCGCGGATCAATCGCGCTGCCGTGCCCGGCAAGCTCTGCATTCCCGCTGCGGCGTGCCATCTTGACGCGGATGCCCAACACGACGAACTCCGGCGCCGACGGTTCGCCCTGCACAGCGCGATCCGGCCGTGTGTTGCGGGACTTGCCCAGCATCCGGCTCAGCGCCTTCATGCGGCGCAGTCGCTCGATGGTGGACCGGCGCTTGACCTCGCGCCGCGCGTTGTCAGCCTGCTGCACGAGAGCGTCGTGCGCAGCCGCAGCCTGCTCGGCCGTCGGGAAGTATTTCCGCCAGCCGCGCGGCCCTGCCATGAAGATGCGGCCCGTGCTGACCATGTAGGTCACAAGGCCCCCACCGTGTGCAACGCCAGAGCCCTCGCAAAGCTGCTTGTAACTGCAGCCCGCATTGGCCGCGACGAAAGCGACGATCCGCTGCCCGGCGCCGTTAGCTTTTGGCATATCACGCCACCCTCAACGGCTGCCGCGCATCCACAGCCTCAAGCCGGGCCAGCGCGGCCTGCAGCGACTTGCCCATCTCCAACATCTCGCGGCGCAGCTGGTCGGCCTCGTCGCGCGGCTGCACGGGCACCGGGGCCGAGTAGCTCAGCACGTGTGCGACGTACTCGGCGTAAGCGTGGCAGCCGCGGTCGCGCGCCAGCCTCGCCAGCAGCATCACGTGGTCGGGCGTCAGGCGCTCGGCCTTGCCGTCGTTGAGGCAGGCCAGCAGGTGGCGCTGCGCAGCGTCCACGGCCTTCTCGGGCCACAGACGGTGCCCGACGGTCTTGCTGCCGCCCGCGGCCTTGACGCACTCGATCAGGCAGTCGTTGAGGGTCTCGAAGTCACCCATTCTTCCGGGCTCCAAAAAGTTGGTATCCGTTGGGATCGACGGCGTGGGCGCGTGAGAACACGATGCGGGCCATGAACTCGCCGATCAACGGAAAGAAAAGCCCCGAGCCGCGAGGCCCGGGGCAAAGGCGCGCAGGCCCGGCAGGAGAGGCCGGGCCGCCGGGTAGGCCGGCACCAAGAGCGCGCAGGAGACAAGCGGGCGCATCACGTCGGCGCCGCCCAGTTGGGGCAGGCCCAGGAGCGGTCCGGCTGGCGGGTGGCAGCCGGCGCGATAAACACGGCCGCGGCGTCGTCAGGCTGTCGCGCCTGGTTGCGCGCGCAGCGGATGCACAGCAGCAGCAGGCGGTTCTGGACGGGCGGCCAGTGCCCGGGGCAGTGTTGCGGGGCCATCTAGAGCAGGCTCCCTTGCGCAGCCGTCGCCCTGTCGGCTGCGGCTTTGCGCGCGGCCTCGCGGCGCTTTGTCACCCACCGCAGCACGTCGTCGCGGATCAGCTCGTCGCCCGGCGCGAAGTAGGTGAAGAGCTGGCCGTTGTAGGTGATCGCGCCGTAGTACCGCGCCAGCGAAAACTGCGTGCTCTGAACGTTGCGGATGATCAGCGGCAAGGCATGGCCGAAGGTGCCGGAAGCAGCCTCAAGGTGAAGATCCGCGATCTCGTCGTCGGTGAGGAAATACGCGCTCACGCGGCCTCCTCGACCGTCAGCCGGCCAGCAACCGCCTCCGAGAATCCCATCGCCACCAACGCGGCGCGGAAAGCGTGCAAAGCGTGACCGATGCCGCCGTCGCCGTTGACTGTCACGCTGGCTTGCGGCTGCTCCCTGCCGTGCGGATAGCGGCCGGTCACCACGACGGTGATCGCGTGCGTCAAGTCGTCCAGGCGGTCAGCGCTCACGCGGTCTGCTCCTGGGCCGGACTCGGCGCGGCCTTCAGCCGCTCGACGGCGACGACGATGGACGCCACCGTGTCGAGCGTCGGCGCGTTCTCCTTGGCGCGCAGGCGATATATGGTCTTGGTCGAGATGCCCGACTCACGAGCCAGGGCCTCCACGTTGACCGTGCGGAGAAGCTCGGCCAGTTGGTCGCGTGTCATCATGGCCGCATTGTGCGTCAAACTTGTCTAACAGTGCAAGCGACATGGTAGACATACTTGACTAGACCGTGTGGGAACATGGGCCGCATGGAAACTCCCGACCTTCGCGCCATACTGGCTGCGAACCTGCGCCGCCGGATCGAAGCAGACACCCCGAAGGGTCAGCGCGTCAGCTTGCGCGCGTGGGCACTTTGGAGAGACCTAGACGTGCGCATGATTGACCGGCTGGTGAAGGGCCAGCACGCAGTGACACTGGACAAGCTCCAAGAGGTCGCCGACGCCTGCGGCCTGAAGCCGTGGCACCTGCTGTACGAAGAACTAGATCCGGAGTCGCCGCCTGACGCGCCAGTTTCGGAGTCCGACCGGGCCATGCTGCGCAAGCTGCGCAGGCTGCTCGGCGACCCTCCCCCGACCTGAGTGTGAGCTTCGGCGACCGGCCGTCCTGGAACGGCCGGAGACAACTTTGTCCCTTCATTGCGGTCGGATTTGGACAAACGTGTCTTGACTTGATTTGGACGTTCGTGTCCAATTCATCCCATCGGCCCAAGACACCCCGCATCCGCGGCGGGCCGGGGAGACAAGGCGATGAACAGCTTCCAACCCGCAGAGCACGCCGCCGCTGGCGTGGTCGACTTTGCGCTCCCTCTCGACGACGGCCGCCAACCCCGGTTCGGCAGCATGCCGAGCGCCTTTGCCCGCGGTGGCATCGTGCACCCGCACAAGGTCGGCGAGGCGACGGGCCGCGCGCTGCTGAACGGCCCCGAATGGCTTGCGCAAGACGTGATCGACGGCATCACGGAGGAGCACACGGTCGACGGCTACACGTCCTGGCCGGCGCTGGCCGTCTCGCTGGAAAGGGCGCTGCGGCTGCTGCGCACGGAGGCGCGCAAGTGCATCCCGGCCGGGCAAGACTGGCAATGGCTCGAAGCGGACGGCATCGGCTTTTACTGCCAACTCGGCGACGGCGAAGACGAGCCCCTGCTGGCCGGCGTCTGGATGCATGGCGCGTGGCGCTGCCCGGATGACGTGCTGTCTCCGTCGCTGGCCCGCCAGCTGAAGGCCGAGGCGGAGGCTCTGTGAGCTGGCCCACCACCCGCCGCTATGCCCGGTCGCTGGCCGAGGCGTTCCCTGACGAGCGCGCCTGCGCCATCGAGCACTACCGCCCGCCGATGGGCCGCTGGGCCGATCTTGCCCGCGCCGTCGTCTGCGTGCTGGCCTGCGCCGCCATCGGCGCGTTGGCCGCGCAGGGCCTGAACTGATAGGGAGCCTCACCATGGCCTACATCCCCCACGGGGCTGACCAGCAGGGCCGGCGCGAAACCGGCGTTTGGACCAGCGACGACATCGGCCGCAGCACCCGAAGCGCGCCGCACCCCGCCCACCCCGACGGCGCGCACGCGGCGAGCGAGGTGCTGGGCGACGACGCCGCCAACGACAGCCGTGGCGGCGACGGCGACGGCATCGTGTGGCTGGTGCTGGGCGCGTGCGCGCTGCTGGCCGCCGCCACGCTGCTGCACTGGGCGGCCTCGAAGGGCTGGCTGTGAGCGCGCAAGAGACCGACTGAACACCAACCCCCAAAGGAGATCACATGACCGCCCTGGTCCCCCTGAACGACATGCAGACCATGGCCGCCGCCATGTCGCAATCCGGCCTGTTCGGCGTCAAGAACACGACGCAAGCTCTGGCGCTTATGCTGGTGGCGCAGGCCGAAGGACAACACCCGGCCACCATCGCGCAGGACTACGACATCATCCAGGGCCGAGCAGCCCGCAAGACGCACAGCGTGATGGCGCGTTTCCAGGCGGCCGGCGGCAGCGTGCAGTGGCACGAACTGACCGACGCCAAGGCGTCCGCCACCTTCGCGCACCCGCAAGGCGGCAGCCTGCGCATGGAGTGGACGTTCGAGCAGGCGCGCAAGGCTGGGCTTACCGGCAAGGACAATTGGAAGAACTACCCGCGCGCCATGCTGCGCGCCCGCTGCATCGCCGAGGGCGTGCGCGCCATCTACCCGGGCGCCATCGGCGGCCTGCTGGTGGCCGAGGAGGCGCGCGACATGGCGCCGGCTGCGCCGCAGCAGCAGATCGCCCACAGCGCCGCGCCGCAGCCGGTCCTCGAGGAATCGCTGCTGTCCGAGGCCGAGGCCGCCGCGCGCCAAGGCGTCCAGGTGTACGCCGGCTGGTGGAAGGCCGCGACCAAAGACCAGCGCAAGGCCCTGGCCGGCGAGCATGAGCGGCTGAAGACGATGGCCGAAGAAGCCGACCGCAGCCGCGCGGCGCCGGCCCTGCCGCCCGCAGCCCCGGCCGCGCCCGCCGTCGAAGGCGGCGACGAATGGGCGGCGAGCTACGAAGCCGCCGAAGGAGTGACGCCGTGAGGGTCGTCAACTGCGAGCAGCGCTCGCCGGAGTGGTTCGCCGCCCGCTGCGGCCTCATCACGGCAAGCCGCTACAAGGATGCCCGCGCCACGCTCAAAAACGGCTCGCCGGCACAGTCGCGGCTGGACTACATGGCCGAGCTGGCGCTGGAGCGCATCACCGGATCGCTGACTGACCGCTTCGTCACGCCGGCCATGCAGCGCGGCACAGAGCTGGAGAGCGCTGCGCGGGCAGCCTACGAGGCCGACACTGGTGAGATCGTGTCCGAGTTGGGCATGTGCCTGCACGACACGCTGGCCTTCGGCTACAGCCCCGACGGCCTGGTGGGCGACGACGGCCTGATCGAGATCAAGTGCCCGTCGAACCCGTACAAGCTGGCACAACTGCTGCTGACGCGCGATATCAACGAGTACGCCGACCAAGTGCAGGGCGGGCTTTGGATCACCGGCCGCGCGTGGTGCGACGTGCTGATCTATCACCCCAGCATCCCGATCAAGCCGCTGCGCGTGGCGCGCGATGCCGCCTACATCAAGGCGCTGGAGGCCGATCTGCTGGCGTTTGCCGCCGAGGTGGACAGCTACACGGAACGGCTGCAAAGGCAGGTCGCGTGAAGCACGCCAATCAACCAAGTGGCCAAAGCAACGAGATGCAAGCCGCCTGCCCCTTTGGGTCAGCTTGAGCGAGTAGTTCGGCCGGGGCCGGAGCGAGGTGAATTCAAGGAGCGACGATGAGCGTGAGGGGTGGGCACATGGCGCGGCAACAGCCCGGACCTGGGGACGTAACCCGAGGCCCGAAAGCGGCCGGCACGTACAGCCGGCAAGACCGCGAAGTGACCGAGGAAACCCGCGTTGGCGGCCAGCCGGCGCGCGTTTTTACTGGCGAGCCCTGCGGGGCTGCTGGGGCGCGCGACGGTGCGGACGACGGTGCGCTGCGTGCCCACCACCTGACGCCCATCAAGCGATGCAACGGCTGGCACCTGTACGGCGAGCCGCGCTGTGAATGGTGCTCGTGGGGCTACTAGAAGCCTAACGTTCGAGCTAAGCTGCCCGCCGTAGGCGGGTCAGCTTGAGCGAGGGGTTAGGCATCACTTTGGGAGATTACCGATGATAGTTTTGGACGAACGCACGCAGGTAAAGAACGCGATACGGCGCTGGGTGCATATGTATGGCCTAGACGGCACTTACCGTGACGATAAGCGCAGTCGGCGCGTTGGCGACAGCCGCAGATGTGGCCGAGATCATCGGGAACTCATCTTGGGTGTGCGAACGGGCTTGCGACGAATGCGGTAAAGAAACGTGGGAAGTCGTCAGACTTGGCGAGCCGCCGGGCTACGACAGTTCCACAGCCTGCGTTTGCAGAGATTGCTTGCGCGCCGCACTGCGGCTGCTTGGTGATGCCTAACGTTCGAGCTAAGCTGCCCGCCGTAGGCGGGTCAGCTTGAGCGAAGGGTTAGGCCTCTGGCTCCGAAGCGAAAAGGACTGACGATGACAACGCAACGATTCCACCTCGGCGCCGTACTGAGCATGACGACCGGCAAGCTGCTGTGCCAGATGGACGACATCTACAAGATCGCGCAGCACCTCGCTGGCGAGCCCGTATGGACGCACCAGCTCGGCCGCGTGATGACCGAGAGCAAGCCTCACTTGCTGGCGCAGTTCCCGGCGCTTGCGGCCGTGACTGGCGACGAGGTGACGCCGGAGAACTTCGCGGCGTGGCTGTACGAACGGATCGGCGAGCACGGGGAATGGTTCGACGTGGAGCCGATGCCCGAGCACGCGCACCAGAGCATTGACCCGATCAGCGAGCTGGCTGAGAAGGTGCACCCGGACCGCATCCTGACGGTGGGCCACTAGAGGCCGAACGCCAGGTTAAGCGGCGGCCCCGCTTGACCTTTCGATAACCACAGGACGGCCGTGGGCCGTCCGCTTGAACCGACAGTTCGGCTGCATGCCGGGAATGACCACGATGATTGACTTTGTTTCGACGCGCCAGACCACTGACGCACAAACCGCCGCCTGCGCGCGGCTGCTGGCCGCAGTGATTGCGCAGGCCATCAAGGACGCCTGCAAGCCGATGACGGCCGATGAAAAGCGCAAGGAACGAAACTTGGACAGCGAAGCGCAGGAGGCCATCCAGTTCCTGTTCGGCGCCGACTCGGTGTTCCCGCTTTATGCGAGCCTGATCGGTAGCTCGGCCGAGGCGATCCGCTTTGCGCTGCTGAACAAGGCCGAAGACATGGTGCCTGCGGCGAGCCGCGGATTCAGCGACATGGACCGCCGCGTGTTGAAGGGGCGCATGCGGTGGCGCGGGGAATTCATGCAGCCGAACGTTCGAGCTAACCCCGACAAGGAGGCGTGAGCCATGAGTGACGAAGCGAACCCGAGCAACAACGCCGACGCAGGTCGCGGGTTGAGCGAGGGGTTAGGCGCGCGTAGCCGTAGCGATTGGGCGTTGCGAGCGCTTGGGGCTGTGCAATACACCGCCGCCGTGGTTTGCGTGTGGGTGACGCTGCGCACGATGCACCCGGGCCTGATTGAGTGGTGGCAAGCCGCTGCAATGGGCGGAGTGTCTGCCATCGTCGCGGCGATCTACACGCGGCGCACCTGAAAGCGCCTAACGTTCGAGTTAAGCCGCCCGCGTAGGACGGACGGCTTGCCCGTGCGGCCGATGATGAACCAAGGCGGCTGCACGGGCAAGCTGGCCGGCCGTAGCGGGTCGGCTTGAACGAGGGGTTAGGTTCCGATCTAGGAGTACAGAGTATGGACCCAACGCGAGACTACCGCCGCATGCTCGAAGAAGGGCACGCCGAGATTGACGCCTTCCAAGGCCAAGGCCGCACAAGCCGCCTTGAGTACTTGGCCGACAACGTATTCAACTTCACGACCTACGAGAGCGAGTACAGCGAACTGTTCGCCAGAAAGGCGCTGGAGGTGTGCACGGCCATCAGCGACGGCAAGACCTTCGAGTACATCAAGGAGCCGGAAAACCGCCTCTGGTACTTGCTGATGGTGAACATGCCGTTCTTTGCTGACAAGCTGGAATGGGGCACTTCGATTCGCGGCGCGTGGTGGGCCGAGCCGCCGCACAAGAGGATCAAGTTTTCAAGCTGCGGCCTGTTCTTGGACGGCGAGCAACTGCACGTGACGATGGAGTTCACGCGCGAACAGTGGCGCGAGTTCATCGCTGCGGTGGTGGCGTTCGGTATTCAGGAACCTAACGTTGCAATTAAGCGGCTGCCGTAGGCAGTCCGCTTGATTTGCGTGTTGGGCGTGTGGTTCCGAAGCGGAGAAACAGTTGAATGAGTTGGCTCTTTTCGCAGGCGCTGGTGGCGGAATACTCGCGGGCCACATGCTGGGATGGCGCACCGTCTGCGCCGTTGAGCGTGATGCCTACGCAGCACAAGTTCTGGCGCAACGACAAAACACTGGAGCCCTGCGACCTTTCCCGATTTGGGCTGACGTGTGCAGCTTTGACGGAAGACCGTGGCGCGGACTTGTTGACGTGGTTTCTGGGGGCTTCCCGTGCCAGGACATCAGCGTTGCCGGCAAGGGAGCAGGCATTGACGGAGAGCGCAGCGGAATGTGGACCCACATGGCGCGGATCATTGGCGAGGTTCGACCCCGCTTCTGCTACGTGGAGAACAGCCCAGCGATCCTTACTCGGGGACTCGGAAGAGTGCTCGGTGACCTGGCCACGCTCGGGTATGACTGCCGGTGGACAGTGCTGGGAGCTGCCGACGTTGGCGCCCCCCACCAGCGCGACAGGTTCTGGCTTGTGGGTGCCGACACCATGCGCGACCGACGCGAAGCCGATCACAGGCGGCAATCTGTACGTGACGGAGACAGGCACGGTGCGGCACATGCGACCGGATGGCAAGAGCAGCAACCGGGGCTTGGCAGCAAGTGCGGCCATGTGGCCGACGCCGACTGTGTGCGGGAACTACAACCGCAAGGGGGCCAGCGCGACCAGCGGGGATGGGATGGCTACGGCAATGCTGAAGTGCGCCACGCCGACAGCCCGCGACTGGAGAAGCGGCAAGGCCAGCGAAGCGACGATGGAGCGCAACTCAAGGCCCTTGAGCGAGCAGATTGGTGGACTGCTGAACCCGACGTGGGTCGAGTGGCTCATGGGGTGGCCCATCGGGTGGACCGACTTAAAGCCCTCGGGAACGGACAGGTGCCCCGGTGCGCAGCCACAGCTTGGCGAATGCTCACTGGTGGCATGAGGAACACGCCCAACGTGGGAGCTAAGCTGACCGCGCGCCAGCGCGGGTCAGCTTGAGCGACAGGTTAGGGCGCCGTAGCCGGGGCGAAAAATAGTTGAGATAACCCCTTGCGTTTCCGGAAACGCTGTGGCACAGTACACCCATCGCAACACGCAACCGGAGATGCAAATGTTCAAGGTGCAATACAAGTCGGTTTTGTCGGGCCAATGGTGCGAAAGCCACCTTGGCAACTTCAGCAGTCAACGGCGCGCGGCGAATGCCGCCGCCAAAGAGCTGGCGGCTTACGAAACTCGCGTGGTTGCAGTATGAACGCCGCCAAGACAACCGCCAAGCGCGTGGACGAACTGCGCGAGCGCCGCGAAGACCTGGGCCTAAAGCGGCGCGAGCTGTACGCACACGATGACGACTGGGCGCAGATCGTGAAGCTGGCGATGCGGCTGCAGATGAAGCGCACCAAGGCGCCGGCCAAACAGAAAGCGCCCTAACGTTCGAGCTAAGCTGCCCGCCGTAGGCGGGTCAGCTTGAGCGAGGGGTTAGGCCCCATTTAACCGAAGCGAGGAAGACTATGGACGGAACGACGATTGAACTGCTGGAGAGCACCGCGAACATGATGCGCGGCATGTGCATGGACCCGCGCATTCCGCAGGACACCAAAGAAGCGATGCGGTCGCGCGTGCGCAAGCTGGACTCGGCCGCCGAAGCCGCGCTGGACGATGAGGCTGGAGACTCCGACTTGCACGACATGGTGCGCTGGGCCTACAGCAAGCTGCACCACGCCAGCTACAGCAAGCAGGAAGACGCGCTGATGTTGGACCGCATGAAGTTGCTGCTGGAGCATGGGGCCTAACGTTCGAGCTAACTTGCGGGCCGAAGGCCCGTCAAGTTGAGCGAGGGGTTAGCCGGCACCCGACGAACGCCGGCACAACTGAAAGGAATGAAA